ATCTATCCTTCCGATTTGCTTTGTAATCGGGATATAAATTTTTTCTATAATTACTTCCACCATCTGCGAGTATTATGATTTTACCGCAGTTATAAGACTTTGCAAGACTCTCTATTGTTCTTACATAGTCGTTTGTATAATACGGAACTTTCTTATATCTCCACCTAAAAGCAACATTTAACCCATCTACTATAAGAAGGTTATTATTTTCTTCTAACTTCCCCGCATCTGTAAACTTCACTTCTCAGACCTTTCTTGTAGTATATCAGCTTCCATCTCCAGAGCTGTAGTCTTTTTATGTAAGATCATTAAGTTACTTTCATGACGGTCAAGCCATTCTTGTTGAGTTATTGTCGTTCTCTCTAACTCAACTATTCTTTTGTATGCATTTTCTAAACCCAACTGTTTTAGTATCCATGTTTTTATTTTATTCATTCTAATCTCGATATATTGTTTTCTTTAATTACGTCTATTTTTGCTAATAACGGGTGTGTCCAACCGTGTGATACTATATAAGTATTCAATGTTTCTTGTAATAGAATCTCTACTAGCTTTTCCCTACCCTGATCGTCAAGCACAGCTATAACTTCGTCAAGGAAAAGTGTGTTAATTCTACTACTAGAAATACTACTCATTAATTTTCTTATTGCTAAAAGAGTAGATGTATTAACTCTCGCTAGTTCTCCACTAGATAAAGCTAAGATATCTACTATCTTACTATTGTCTGTAATCTCTACATTTAACTTATCATTTGTTACTACAAATCCCAAACTGAACCTACCATCTGAAAGTTCTGCAAGGTATTCATTTGTAAGTTCTTCGAGATCTTTTACAAGGTTTTCGATCTTATAAGCGAGAAGTCCGTTCGTACTGAAGGCTTTCTTCAAGATTTCTAAGTATGTTCCTCGTTCTTCTACTTTACCCAAAACCGCGACAATTTCTTCAAGTTCATCTTCCATATCTTGTGTCTGTTCTTGAATTATCGAAACACGAGTATTGTGGCGTTCACGCCTCATATTCTCATTTGATACTTTTTCAATATCTTCACGTATTCTGGATATCTTGGAAGAGAGTTCGTCAATTTGGTATGAGATGTCTTCTGCGTCCAAAATTGTGGAAGGTAGAGAATCGTCCCAAAGGCGAATAACTTCTTCAAACTCGTTCTGCAGGCGATCTCTTTTTATAACTTTCGCATTTTGAAAACGAGCCTGTTCAATTTCCTTATTTAAAGTCTTTTTATGCTTTTCTGAGGTTTGTTTTACCAAATTATAGTTTTCCCGAAGTGCGTTCATCTTATCTTCGTTTATAGACTGCTCACAAACTGGACAATTACCTGATAAATCGGATAATTTATCGAGATGTTCTTCAGCATAGAGCAAGTTGGAGTTTAAAGCTCCGAGTGTCTCCGATTTAGCGTCAAGATCAATAGTATCACCTACGTATAATCTATCAGAATCATTTTCTAACCTATCTATTGATTCTTTATAAAAATTATTATCTACAATTTTTTTATTTGTTTCGGAGATTTTTTCAAAATCACTACGTAAATGCTGTAATTCTTCTTCATCTTCTAGTGAATATTTCGGAAGATTTTTTATCTCTAGTATGTCTATACTCTCCAATTTATTTTTTTCTAACCATTTTACTATAGTATCAGACCTTCCATTTAGCTTATTTATCTCTAATTGAATGTCTCGTGCAGCTACTTTAAATATCTCGAAAAATTCTACATATTCTTCCATCTTAAGAAGTTCAATCAAGAATTTCTTACGATTTGTGTCTGTAGCGGTTAGAAATTGTAAACTCATATTTGTATTTTGATATACAAGTTGAGTGAAAGTTTTGAAATCAAGTCCAAGTAGATTTTGTACTGTTTTATATGTATTAGTTGCGGTATGACTAGAAATGTCTTTACCATTCTCATACAGCTTACACTTTATCCCAGCCTTTCTAATAATATCTATTTCATATTTGTTGGCATCTACTGTAAATGTAAGGTTTATATGATAACCTTTATTTATAAAACGATTTTGTATCTCTTGTTTCTTAATACCTTTAGAATTCTTATTGAAAAGAACTTCCTCCAATATTAATGGAATACTAGACTTCCCTTGCCCGTTAGTACCGACAAGTTGAGTGAGATTTACTTCATCTAGTTGAAGGGTATTTCCTTCCCCGTAGCTGAAACAATTATCCCATTGTAGCGTTTTTAGAGTAATCATTAAATACTGCCATTATATTTTTAATTTTGTCATCAGTTAAATTAAGAATAGCACTTAGATATTCTACTAATTCTTCGTCAATAGTCATATTCTTCAAATTAAGTGTTGCTTCTGTAGTTCGTTTTACTACTTTCTTATCCAACAATTCTGAGTTTTTGACTGTTGCCAAATCTGCTACATCGCCTTCTATCTCATAGATTGTATGATGATAGTCAGTTGGAATCATCTCATCTTCAGATGTTATTGTTTTTCTAAGTAGTTGGGGGAGATCAAACTCTCTCCATTCCCAAGTGTGTTCACGGATTATTATATACCCTGTTTTGACTACTTCTCTGTGAAAGGAAGTAGTCATTGGGCTGCCCGGATAGATTATATTCCTTTGTGTATTCGTATGACTGTGTAGGTCACCTGCAAATACTTGTTTAAAAGGTTTAAATCTATCCAAGTCAACCTCAGGGGTTACATGTGGTTGGATCTCTCCTCTCACATGAGTAAAAAGAGGCTTCTTAGGATTACATTTTTCTATTGATCCTTTCTTGTGTAATTCACAATAAGGTAGAATTGTACCCCACTCAAATTCTGTGGTCTTGTCTACTATTGTAACAAGCTCATTGACATCTTGAGTAGCTCTTTTTAAGTTTGAAAAGAATGTTTTGTTCTTTTTAGTCGCTTCGTGGTTTCCATCAAAAATATAAGTTGGAATACTAACGTTTTTGATAAAATCAAAATAAAGAGTAAGTTCGTCCATTGTTGGAGTTCTATCAAATAGATCTCCTCCAATAATGTGCATATTTACACCCAACTCTAAATTTCTAATTGTATCAAAAAACAATTCGAAGCGAGAACAAGCCCACGGCAAAGGCACATTCTTCTGACCTAGCTTTAAATGCCAGTCTGCCGTAAATAGAATCATGCTACGAACTTATCGCCTTCTTGCCAAGAACAGCCAGTTAATCCACCAGCTTTAAGTGCTTGTAAAGTTCTTAGGGTTTCGTCAGCATTTCTACCTGTATCAAGAGCATTAACTGATACATGTTGAATCCAATTCATTTCATCAACAATAAAGGTCGCTCTTGCACATACTCCGTCTACTACTATTCCTAGCTCGCTTGCTAGTTCAAGACCGCAGTCTGCTAGTAAAGTATGATCTATGTTTGCTATCATTGGATTACTTTCTTTCCAAGCTAATTTACAAAACTCATTATCACCACTTATACCAATAACACGAGCATGGGGAACTAAGGCGTCCATTGCCGCTATTTCAGTAGGACAAATGAAAGTAAAATCTTTTGGATAAAAGTAAAAAACTGTCCACCCTACAATATCATCTAGACATACTTCGACCATTTCATTGTATGAATTTACTCCATTTAAAGTAAAGTCCACGGGAAATTCTTCATTAATTCCATACATAATACACCCCCTAAGAAATTTTAAATTCTTCACTCACATCTTCAGGAGCTTCAGCACCAGAAGGTTGAGTAATTCGTTGCAGTAACTCAAGTTGAGCATCTGGAGTTGGTCTTGGAAGCACATCGTCCATTGAACGAAGTTCTTCTATAGAAGCCATTTCAGATTCACTTAAGGCTCTGTTTTTGCATTTTAATGCTTGAAGTCTATATTCAACATTAAAAGCCATTGGTCCAGTTTTAACTCTTTGAAAATAAACGTCCCAACCAGTTTCTGCATCAGTAGGATCTCCTAGATCTTCAGCTGCTACCATGATTTGTTCCATCAATTTTTTCTTAAGATTTAATACTTTGACCTTACCGTCGTTGGGATCTATACATTGAATTGCATATGCCCAACCACATTTAATCTCAGGGAAGAAATCACGAACGTAATCTTTTTCCATGTTATTAAAAGTTTCGGTTGCTCTATCAAAAGCGAGACATTCCATAGGAATATTTTTTCCATTCTCACCTTTAACCCAATACACATATCTTGGTAGAAGATCACCTACCATGCGTATTATATTATCACCTTCTTTATAGGTGTATTGATCTATTTTGCTTTTTACTGCGCTACCTTGCGCTTGATTAAATTTTATTGCCATTTTATTTCTCTGTTATTTTAGCGTCTTATTCATATTTAAAGTGTACCATCCCATCTTTAAAATGAAGAAGTCTGTTGTTTTCAAATATTTCTGCCAACATAGGCAGATTAATTAGAGGAAGAGTGGTTTCCCCTGTTTCATTATAATTATGTATATTTCGATAAGAAGCTACTCCGACATATTCGGCTATTTCTCTTTGGGAATAGGAGCCTCTGTATTTTAATAAGTCTTTTGGATTTAGTAGATAACTAAGTCCTTCAAAACTTTGACCATAATACTTATAAGTGGGATCTCTAAAGTTATAAGGAACTCTAGGATAGGTTAACATACTGACTATGAGGATAATCGATCCTGCATCGCCTTTCGTTATTTCTAAAATCTTTTCCCAATTATATTTTATCATTATATTATATCAAAATTTTATACTCTTGTCAAGTAATATTTTTTGGAGGTCATTATAGGGTTGATACTTCATATCCTTGTTTAATATAGTATCCAAGTCGTGCATTAGCCTGACGTCTTGCAGTATTCCCTTTTAAATGAATATCTACTACTGTTGGCTGCAATTTTCCTTCATAATTACGAACAATTCTTCCAATTAACTGTGTAAGTAATGGTTCGTTATTTACTGGTGTGCCAAGAACTAAGCAACTAAGAATATCTAAAGAGATACCTTCTGAGAAAATACTTTGTGTCCCATACAGTATGTTTTTATCTTTAAATATCTGATTGATTATATCAGGTCTTTCTTCGTGTGGAATTGATCCTGTAACACAAACTGCGTCGTCACCAGTGAGTCTCGCACAAGATTTTAAAAAGTCTACACGATCAGACACCACTAATACTTTATGACCGCGTGCAGCGTATGCACTAGCAGCTAAAGCCACAGAGTTTTGGTACTCTGGGTTATAAGCTAGTTCATTTACTCTATTAGCCCAAGGGATTGATGATCCGTCCATGAAACGAATATCCATTTTTAGAATATCAATTTTTGGTGTCATAAAGTTTTCTTTTGGTGGTTTTAAGACATTACTCCCAAAATAATCTCTAAAAACCACATGTCTACCATCTTTTCTTGTTAATGTACCTGTTAATCCTATCTTATATCTAGCCATATTTTTATCTATAATTTTTGAAAAAGTTGGACTACTAACATGATGCATTTCGTCTAATATGACTGTGCCAAATTCACTTCTTATTTTTGGTAATCTTCTGTATAAAGTTTGAATATTGCCAACTACTACTGGAGCATCTATTTCAAATTTACCACTACCTATTATGCCTGCTTTAAAACCATAGACTTTTTCTACTTCATTTTCCCATTGTTTTCTTAGGGGTAAAGTGTGGGTAACTATTAAAGTTTTTTGACCCAATTTCCCAGCTATTGCTAAACCTGTAAATGTCTTTCCCCAGCTTACCCAAGCGTTTATTATAGCATTATCATTTACTTCATTAAATACTTGTTGTTGACTTGGTCGTAAAGTAAGTTTAAATTCTGGGAAATCTACTGGTATACTTTTTCTTTTATCTATTATTTCATAATCTTCAGGTATTAAATCTAATCTTCCTACTGGAATCGCAATTAAAGTACCTCTAATCCTTGCCATATTTTTAATTATAATTGGGGGATCTCCGAATTTATAAGAGGGAATAGCATAAGTTAATTCTTTATCTACCTTAGCTAAGGTAGTTAAATCTAGATCCATATAAATTCTATCACTTATTATCGCCTTCTGTTCTCTCATCTTTTGGTCCACTATACCATTGTACTAAGGAGTGTCTTACTCCTGATTCTACTGGGGTTATTTTATGTAATAAATTTGAGGGAAAAACTATTATACTTCCCCTTTTTCTTGCACTTTCACCTAGAAGTATTTCTTCTTCTACAGGAGTACCGTTGGCATCCCAACCTTCTCTTTTAAATACTAAATCTCCTCCTGTGTAGCTTATAGAATTGGAAAGTTGTACAGATACACTTAATTTTCTATTTTTTGAACAACCTTTTCCATAGTCTCTATGCCACCCATAAAAGTCTCCTTCTTTATAAGTAGCAAATTGTACATGTTCCCAATCATCTATTAAAACTTTATAATATTCATTAGCATTATCGACATATGTTTTTATTATACTATTTACATCATCTAAATTTATAAAAGAAACTGTAGTTGATCTTCCTAAAGATTTTTTATTCTCTTGCCCAGTACCTGCATCAAGTTGGGGTCTTTTTAGTCCTTCCTCTACTAATATATCACATATTTGATCTAATAGTGCACCTGACCAAAGAAAATAAGGTTTTATAATCATGTTACCCAAGCCACTATAATTATATAAGTTAAAATATGTATTAATTGATCAAGACCTGTTATCGCTCTTCTAGTTGCTTCATGTAATCCTTCTCTTTTGTAAAGAAATTTAGTTTTTATAAAAT